AAAAAAAAAAAAAATTAACTAAAAGGTGTCTATCATGGCAACAGTTACTACAAAATCAAGTTTGGCATTAGTCGTATATGCTGAAACTCTAGCTGCTTTCGAGAGAAAGAATATATTTATGGAGCTTATTACTAAGCAAACAATCGACTCTGGGAAATCTGCTCAGTTTATCGTAAATGGTCGTGGTACAGAAAATGCCATCAATGCTACAACAGGTTTGCCAGAAACAACTGGTATCGTTAATACACATGCAATCGGCGGAAACCAAAGAGATGGTTCGTCTCAAATGGTTGTTACAGAAAGAACTATCCTTACTGAAAGACCTATCTTTGTGCGTAAACAATTAGATAATTATGAAGAAAAGATGGCTCACTATAACATTCGTTCTATGATTACTGGACAAAATGGTTCTAGTATGGCTAACTTTGTTGACAAGCGTGTTCTTATTGAACTTGACTTAGCTACAACTGCTGCTGCTACTGCTACTCAGTACGCATCTGGTGCTGTATTTGAAACATTGATTACAACTGCTTCAACTAATGAAGCTAAAGGTGATGCTATCGTTGATGCTATCTTCGCTGGTTTATCTATTTTAGATGGTAAAGACCAAATTGGTGAGCAAAGATACTTTGTTACAAACAACACTAATTATTACAATCTATTGCTTTCTCAAAAAGCTGTTAACCGTGATTTCAATGCTGGTGACAATGGTAGCATCTCTACTGGTGAAGTATTTAGAATTGGTGATACAATCATACTTCGCTCTAACAACTTAGCTGATGCTCTTGCTACAAATGCAACTACTGTTGTAGGTCAAGGTAATACTCTTGCTGGTTACTTATTCACTCGTGATGTAGTAGGTATGGTTGAGTTGATGGGTCTACAAACTAAAGAATGGTTTGATGATGATTATGATGAAACTGTTATGAAAGCTCAAGTTGCTGCTGGTTGGGATGTTTTAAATCCTGGTTCTCTTGTTGCAATTACTGCTGGTACTGTTGTAGTTTAGTAACTACATAGTACAAACCTCGTAGGGCTTCGGCTCTACACCATATATATTAAGGAATAGTTATGAATCTACCGTGGAAAAAGACTAAAAAAGGATTGATTTCGTCAATGTATGATAATCAAACTCGCAGGTCTAGAGAGAAGGGTTTTCCTCAGCCAACATACTCGAAAAAATGGTTGCAAACTAAACTGCTGCTAGATGAAAATTATCATCGACTATATGATGTCTGGTTGCTCAGTGGATTCAAAAAAGACTTAGTTCCGTCAATAGACAGAAAAGATGACTATATAGGTTATACAGAATATAACATCCAACTTATGACGTGGGGTGAAAACAACGCCAAAGGTATTGCTGATAGAAATTCTGGAAAGAATAAAAAAAAGCTAGTTAAAGTTCAAGCATATACAAAAAGTGGAAAACTGATTAAAAAATATGACTCCATTAAAGAAGCAGCAAAAGAAACAGTGGTCTCAAAAACAAGCATAGCAAATTGTTTAAGCGGATTATCAAAAACAGCTGGTGGATACGTCTGGCAATATACTAGCATACTAGCTAGAAAGGTAGGATAGTCCCATCAATTTACGTGATGCTGTAAACGAAATACTCCTTAGCTTAAATGAAACTCCACTTGATGTAACAGATGCGATAGAAGATGTACCTACTGCCGTTGTTGTTAATACAGAGTTGGATATAGCTAAAAAAAAAGTCCTTGCTAGAGGATGGTACTTCAATACATTGGATATGTCTTTAGTTCCAAATACTGATGGGTACATACCTATTCCTTTGTCTTTCTTATCTGTCGATGGTGGCGATGCAGAACCAGACTTGTGCGTTAAAGACTGGAAACTATTTGACAAAAGCTTACTTACTTATAAATTTACTGAAAACAAATCTGTTGAGGTAATAGAAAATGTATCGTTTGATGACATACCGTTTAATACGGCTAATTATATAGTGTCTATGGCTTCTTTATCTTCTTATGTAAATATTATAGGTGACCAAGAGGGAATTAGAACTAGAACAAATGCTTTTAATGATTCTAGGATTGAAGCAATCAGAGAGGATGCGAACAACCAAGATGGTAGTTTATTAACAGATGACCATACAACTGGTCTATTAGACAGAACGGCTCTGTAATGGCTTTATTAAACCACAACATAAAGAACTTCTTTGGTGGTGTATCTCAACAAAGTGATGAAAATAGATTTGACAACCAAATGGAATCAATGGATAACTTTATGATTACAGTGGCTCAAGGGCTTAGAAGAAGAAATCCATTACAGTTAGTTGCAAGTGCTGGTACAGTTGTTACAGATATGGCTACTCACTCTTATGACAGAGGTGATGGTCAAGAGAAATACAATATGATACTTGATGCAAATGGTTTGAGAGTATATGACGCTGATGGTGTAGCAAAGACTGTAAATGAAATTCTGTATGGTGCATTAAACGATACACCAGTTCAAGGTATGTGGACTGTTGCTAATTATAAAAAAGATATAGAGTTCTTAACAGTTGGAGATACTACTTGGATATTAAATAAAAATGAGGTAGTTACATATACTGAGGCTGATGCTTCTCTGTCAGGTGATATACCTAAAGCTTTCTACTGGGTAAAGAAGTCATTTGATAATGGTTCTGGAGTTGGATATACATATGAAGTTTGGTTGGATGGAATAAAGTATTCTGCAAACAGTACGGATACGATAGCCGCTGCAACTTCATTAGAAACTGCGATTAACGCATCAGCTAACTTTACTGCTACCAGAGTTGGTTCTATTATACGAATAGTTGAGACCGCTAATGCTGAATTTACATTCGAGTCTGGTGACTCTTGGGGTAATCAAGCTTCTACTGGTTGGTACTCTTGGTATGGAGTTGAATCAGGTGTTCAGAAGATTTCTGACTTACCTTCTGAGATGAATGGTTTTACTAAAGCTCAAGTTGGGGTAATTCCTATAACTGGTACTGATAAAGATAGTTTTACTAATTATTACTTAGAGTGGGATACAGACCATTGGAAAGAAGCTTACAAATTTGGATACAACGCTGTATTTGATTATGAATCGCTTATAGCTAAAGCAGTTAGACAGTCAGATGGTACATTTACACTTGGTTTTAACACAACAGTAAACAAAGGTTCTTATGAAGGATTTGAAACTGATTGGGGTGATAGGATTAAAGGAGATGTTGACTCAAATCCATTGCCTTCTTTTGCAGACCATAAAATATCTAATATGTTTTTCTTTAAAAATAGACTTGGATTAACTGCCGAAGAAAATGTAGTTCTAAGTGAGACTGGTTCTTATTATAATTTCTTTGCAACCACAGTGATTGAAATACTTGACAGTGACCCTATTGATGCAGCAGTTGATTCGAACACTGTTTCTATAATTAGAAATGTTAGTGCTGTAGCTGGTGCTTTAACTATATGGGCTGATAACCAACAATTTCTATTAAGTGGTGGTGAGATATTAAGTCCTGCTACTACTAGGATTTCACCAACATCTAGTTATTCGTCAGATAATGCGTTACCACCAGTGGTTGTAGATAACAGTATTCTATTTTTTAATAAGATAGGAAGCTATCTTGATGTACTTAGTTTTGACCCTGCTTCATTGCAGTCAGATAAGAGTACAGCTGAAAGTATAGCCTCACATATACCTACTTACTTACCAGCTACTATCGATAATGTTAAATACTCATCTGCACATAATATGATTTTCTTGACTGACTCAGTAGACCTAAATACAATTTATGTATATAAGTATCATGTAAAAGCAGGAGAGAAGATTATATCTGCTTGGTTCAAGTGGACTTTTACTATAGATATTAAAGCAATGGAAGTTCTTGATGGTGTGCTATATTTAATTGCTGGTAATAACAATCAATATAAGGTTGCCTTAGAACCAATAGCATTAAGTGGCAGCTTTCTTGATGCAGATACAGGATTAGCTTTTACATCTACTTTGGTTATGTCAAGATATAATGTTGAATTAAAGAATGGAATTAGAGCTTTTAGAGAACCTTTCTTTATGAAGAACATTAAAACAAGTAAGCAAGGTGAAGTGGATTTAGATATAATAAATTCAGAAAGAACTAGCACCAAAACTGTTTTGAATAAACATCTTGGAAGAAGATTGTTTGTTGGGGGTAATTCAGAAAAAATAAATATAGGTTTTTCTACATCTTATGCAACTGGCTGTCAAATAGACACGGTTTCAATAGAGGGTAGATTTAGTACAAAAAGTAAAAATATATAAAGGAGAATAGATGGCAATAACTACTGAATTATTTAACGGGGATGGTACAACAAAGGAATTTACTGTATCATCTACAATGCTATCAAAGAGTCATGTAAGAGTAGATTTGTTCTATGGCTCAACAGGAAGTAGTCTTGATGCAGATGCGGTAGACCATCAAATAGCAGACAGCTTATGGGATGTATTAAGTGCAACTGTACTATTTGAAACAGCACCATTATCTGGATACGAAGTTAGAATTACTGTATCTAGTGATGGAACTGGGTTGGCTACTGCACCAAGTGATTATACAGTTGTTGTAGCAAACATTACAGAAATATTAGCGTTAAGTGCTATTATTGCTGAGGTAGTAACTCTAGCTGGTGTAGATACAGAAATTGCAAGTCTTTATGCTGATAAGATTACACTTGATAGCCTATACGCAGACAAGGCAACGCTAGATTCGTTGTTTGCAGATAAAGTTACTTTAGATTCGTTGTTTACTGATAAGGCAACATTAGACAGTCTTTATGCAGATAAAGCTACATTGGATTCCATTTTTGCAGATAAGACCAATATAGATATTGTTGCTACTAATGTTGCTGATATAACTAACTTTGCTGATGTATACCAAGGAGGAAAAGCTAGTGACCCAACACTAAGAAATGACAGTTCGGCACTTCAAGTAGGTGATTTATATTTTAACACGACAGATAATGCTATGAAGTCTTACAATGGTACAGCATGGGTAGCTATACCTACTACTGCTACCATTTATACAAAAACAGAATTAG